GAGAGAAATTCCTTATCCTATACGATCACAAAGAAACGGCAGAATCTCTATTAGAAGAATCGGAGGAAAAATGACACTCGGCGAATTTAGAAATGCTACACAAGATATGTCTGATGATAGCGTTATGACCGATGAAGATAACAAAGAAGTAATAATAATGGTAGGAGAAGAAGAATGAATTACTTATTGATGTTCTTTTTGTTAGCAATGATTATTATGGGAGTGCTTTTATTAGTATTTATCAATTCTACTGAAATCACAATCACCGACAAACCAAAAGAAATACTGTTCTTTGGTTACACAGACGAAGAAATAAAAGCCGCATACAGGTATCATGGTATAATGTCAGCAACGTTTAGCAATGCAGAAGAACCCTACTTTGTTAGAGACGGGCAGAAAATTAAATTGTTCGGATATAGGAGGAATAAATGATTACTGTAATAGACCCTTCAGCCGTTAAGGTTATGTTTTCTGCAGGATGTAGGTATGTGTCTTTGTTGGCTAAAAAGGGTCCTAATTGGTCATATAAAGACATTATAAGAGTTACTGATAACAATACATACATAGATGCAAAAGGTAATGAATATGAGGCTGTGGGATATAGAAAGGAGAATAAATGAAGGTTAAAGTAAATAAACTTACAGATTACTCTTTAATGAAAGAAGCTATGGAGTTTACTTCAGGTAGGGATATAAAACTTAACAGAGCGAATATGGAATGGATGTATGATGCTGAACATAGCCCTATTAGAACTCAGTTGTTTGTTGTAAAAATGTACGAAATACCTACTTATGTGTCTGTTCACTTTGTTAGGCATAAAGTAGGAATAGAACACTTTGTTAAGTCTAATAGGGATAAGAATATCCCTATAGATAGAAATACCCCTGTTAATCATATGATGGTACTTAACTCTCACGCTCTAATGAATATGAGTCATGATAGGCTATGTAAGACTGCTGATAAAGTAACGGTACAAGTAATGAATATGATAAAAGGAGAAATACAGGCTGTAGATTCTATACTTGCTAACTTCCTTATTCCTAAGTGTGAATATAGAGGCAAATGTCCTGAAAGAAGAGGGTGTAATGCAATTAACAACCATAGCTGAATTTATTGAAATACTAAAAACTCTACCCCAAGATGCCATTGTAGCTGATAAACACGATGTAGCTATTAATAATATAAGATGTACCCAACAAAGAGTTATTGTTAAAAAAGATGATAAGATACTCTATTTAGCTAAGTTAGCAAGCATCGAGGGGTACTTAAAAGACTATCAAAATATGCTTAAAAAGGCTAAGAAAAGAAAAGATGAGAATAGTATAGAAATGTATCAAAATAAAATAAAAGAATTAGAAAAACTGCTTGCTAACCCAACAATAATAACTATGGTGTCTATATGAATATTAAAATTAATGATAATATATATATAACAAATGATGATACCTGTTTTATTTTAATGATTAACCAAGAACCATTATATTACAAGACTTTAGACAGAGTGTTTCTAAGGATTATGAATGAATTACTTCTTCAGTCTGATGTTGATTCTGTAATTTCCCTTAAAAATAAACTTGACGAACTTTACTCTATGATATATGGTGTCTTCGGTGTATCTGGAATGTACCCTGACCTTAAAATAAAACAAAGTAAATATACAGGAGTTAGATATGGAAAAGAAAATAAGTGAACTCTTAACAAAGATATATGATGAAGCTTTCTGTGCTTTTGAATTGTATTGTAATGCAGAACTTAATGATCAGGTTAAGAAAAGACTTAAAAAAGAATCATTCTCTCAAATGCTCTTATATACAGAACTAATACACGAAATAACAGGAGAAGATGAAGAACTTATCGAGCTTGCTAACACCCTACAAAAGCTTAAAGGGAAAAGGTAATGGAAGTTAAATGGGATGAAATTGTTCCTATTATTACAAGTGAAGATAGAACAAAAGTAAGGAAAATGTTCGCAAGATTTACTCCAATAGCACATAAATCTACCTTCTCTAAAATTAAGATAGATTACAGGGGGAAAGAATATGTTGTTGCATATACTAAGGAAGAAGCTGACAGATTAGGTATAGAGTATAAATACTATAAAGACCTTATTCGTAAAACTAACACCTTTCCTATGTATGTACTATTCGATGATGATTTGGTAGGTATTTGCTTTTATATATATATTATAGGGAAATGGAAGGCTGTGGTTACTGCTTTAGGGTTTAGAATGATTCATTATGATAGTAAATTTGATATGGATCACCCCGGTAAACTTAAAAAGGTTATACCACCCTGTTATTTTGATGTTAATAATCAGCCTTTTAATCTAAGCCTAACTGGTGCAGAAAGCTCTAAAACTAAGAAACAACTCATTGCTATGCTACTCGCCTACGGGTGTTCTACCAAACAAATAGCTGCTTACTTTACACAAGATGAAAGATTAACTAAGCTTGCTACCATAAAAACAATTTGTAATAATAAAGAGGTTAGAGAAATGGCAAATAAATTTGTTAAAGATGTTCTTGCAGAAAGAGGAATAACTCCTGATAAAGTATTAGACTATTACGAAGAAGCTATCGAAATGGCTAAGAAAAGTAAGAATGCTAAAGCCTTTATAGAAATATGTAGGGACTTTGCTAAATGGACAGGATTTGATGATAAAGAAACTCAAACCCAACAAAATATGATAGAAGCTACTAATTATCACGAAGATATGGCTAAACTTACCAAATCACAAGAAACTATTAAATTAACCCAACAAAAAGAAATAGCTAATGAGTCTTGATTTAATACACAAGATTAGGGAAACATATCCTAATTACAATGACTATCAAGCCATTAAAATGGCTATGCACCTTGATTTAATGACCTTTGTGTCTATATGCTCTGCTGAAGCTATAACAAACAAAACCCCTGACTTTCATCACGAAATAGCAAGATTTATACAGAATAAACATGTAACAAGACTTAACATCCTATCCTTTAGAGGTAGTGCTAAATCTACAATAGCATCTTATTTTCTACCCCTATGGAAGGTATGCACTAAGGGAGAAGAAGTACCATATATACTTATCATCTCCGAGTCTCAGGGACAGGCTAAGAACTTCCTTGACCGTATCAAGGCTGAACTGTCAGGAAATGAAAAGATTAAACATTACTTTGGAGATTTAGGGGAAAACACTGCTCAACGTTGGCAAGCTGATGACATTATACTTGCTAATGGTTCTCGTATTAAAGCTATGGGTACTGGTCAAAAACCTCGTGGTGTTATACAAAGACATACAAGACCTAATCTTATTATATTGGATGATATTGAGTCAGAATCTAATGGTGCAACTCCGGAAGCTCGTGCAATAAACAGAAAATGGATGACTAATGCTATTGTTCCTACACTTACTCCTAACGGGAAAATAGTGATGATTGGTACTGTCATAAGTGATGACTGTCTTATGATGGTTGCTAAAAAATCTACTGTATGGAAATCTCTTGAATATGCTATACTTGACGAACAGGGCAAGCCTACATGGGAAGATAGATATGATCTTGCATGGATAGAAGCTAAGAAAAAAGAATACGAAGAAATGCTTAACCCTTCAGGTTTCTATCAAGAGTATATGAATATGCCCCAATCTCCTGAAGATGCTCCTTTTAGAGAAGAATGGTTTAAACACCATAAATACGAATTAATAAATGAAAATAACCTTAACTATTTAGTCGATCCAAGTGATAAAGAAAAAATACCCTGCTATGTAACCTGTGGGGTGGATTTAGCAAGCTCTCTGTCTATTAAAGCTGACTTTACTGTATTTACTACTATTGCTCATACTTTATATAATAAACATTATGTTATTGATGTTATGTCTATGAAAGCTGACCCTGCATATCATCCTGATAAGCTTATTGCTTACTATTTAAAGTATAAACATAATATGGTATGTATAGAAACTGTAGCATATCAGGAAACTATGAGAGCAGCCGTTAGAAGAATATGCGAAGAAAAAGGATTATGGATTCCGGGATTAGAGGCAGGTATTAAGCCAAGAACATCTAAAAGCGAAAGAATACTGTCATTAGTCCCTACCATAGCTTCAGGAAGGTTCTATATTAAATCATCTATGATTAACCTTGTCAAGGAGTTTGTAAGCTTTCCAAGAGGCTCTCACGATGACCAAATAGACGCTGTTTGGACTGCTATGTCTAAAGCTAAAAAACCATACCATAAAGTACTAACAGAAGAAGATAAAAAAAAGAAGAAAAAAAATAATTTGGATTGGATGACCTTATAACCTATATTATCGAACGACAGGAGACATGATGAATAAAATAGTAGAAGAAACATTAAATATCTTTGATAAGTTCGCTTCCAGTAATAGAGAAGAATGGATAACTGAAATGCAAAATGATGTTGAGTTCAGGTTAGGTAATCAATGGACTGAACAACAAGTTAAAGATATGGAAAAAAGAGGACAAGCACCTGTTGTAATCAACAGAATACACCCTGCTATTGAGATGACCAAGAGCTTGCTAACATCTCGTAATCCTTCTTTTAGAGTGTCTCCAAGAGAAGATAGTGATAACCAAATAGCTCAGGCTTTAAACGGGTTGTTACAATATGTATGGCAAATATCTAATGGAGATATGGTCCATGCTGATATAGTAGATGACCTTTGCACAAAAGGTATAGGATATTGGTATATACATCACTCCCCACAAGACGATATGGGTAAAGGCGAAGTTAAGCTGGCAAGACTTGATCCTCGTGATGTTTATGTTGACCCTAATTCAAGAGATAGATTCTTTAAGGATGCTTCTGATATTATCATATCAAGGCTATACACAAAAGGCTTGCTAAAAAGATTATATCCTGAATTCAATAAAGCTATATCTAATGCTACCGGTACTGTTAGGTCTGATGTTATATCATCTAATACCAGTGATTCTAACTCTGTATTCTTCCCCGGAACTGAAGAAATAACCAGAGATGGAGACTTCGGTGAATATATAAGATATTATGAAAGATATACAAAAGAGTTTGTTAAAAGAATTAAGATATTTGAAGAACCTACCGGTAGAGAAGATATGCTGGAAGATAAAGAGTTTGAAGAATATATACAACAAAAAGCATGGATTATTAACGGTAGCGTATATACATCAGAAGATAAGGCTCATAAAATAGCACAAGCTGTGTTACAAGAATATGAAGCTGCTCTTAATAATGCTGATCAGGTTAAACAATTATATGAACAAGGACAGATTGAAGAACAGGAATATATCCATATAATGAACTCCCTTCCTGAACCTCCATCTATTCAGGAAGTAACAAATGCTGACCTTATTAATATGGGGGTTATCAAGCATGTTGAAATAACAACTCAACTTGTTAAAATGATATGTGTTGCAGGAGATACTCTTTTATTTGAAAGAGTTCTTAAAACTGATGAATACCCTGTTATTCCATTATGTAATATACATACAGGTACTCCATACCCATTATCTGATGTACGTATAGTTAAAGATAAACAGAAAGCCTTAAACAAGATTCGCTCCCTTATCTTAGCTCATGCCTCGTCATCAACTAATGTTAAATTATTACTCCCTCGTGGTTCTGCTGATGTTAAAGAAGTAGAACAGAATTGGGCGAGACCGGGAGCTATTATTGAATATGAGCCTTCGGAAGGTCAACCAATACCTGTTCCTCCTTTACCTATGTCTAATGAGCTATTCAACTCTGAAGCTGTCTTAAAGGCTGATATAGACCACGAATTTGGCATTTATGAGTCTATGATGGGTAATGCTCAATCAGCTCCACCAACATATAAAGCTACAATAGCAGTTGATGAGTTCGGACAAAGAAAGATGAAAAACAAGATGCAAATTATGGAATCTGCTCTATCTATATTAGGTAAAGTAGTTCTTTCATATTGTCAGGAATTATACGGAATGGAAAAGATTGTTCGTATTATTCAACCTAATAACTCTATGACTGAATACGCTATCAACCAAAGATTATATGATGAGTATGGTAATGTCATTGATGTTGTTAATGATTTATCAAGAGCTAAATATGATGTTATAATAGTTTCAGGTTCTACCCTGCCAAGTAATAGATATGCTCAACTTTATTTCTATATGGAAGCGTATCAGGCAGGTATTATAGATAAAAGAGAAGTTCTTAAAAAGACAGAGGTATTCGATTATGAAGGAGTTATGCAAAGAACTGATGAAATCGCTCAATTGCAAGCTGCATTGGAAGAAGCTCAAAATAAGATTAAAGAACTCTCCGGAGATTTACAGACTGCTCAAAGACAAACCGTACATGCTAATATGGCTAAAATTAACGCTCAATATGAAGCTAAGCATAAAGATAAAACTCTCGAAGCTCAAAAGCAAAATGAGCTATTCCAAGCTCGTAGTGCTGACTTGCTTGCTAACGCTAAAGAAAAGGTTGAGATTGGACTTCAAAAAGAACTCCTCTCTCAAAAAAATAAAACAAATAAATAAATAGGAGAGACAAATGACAGGATATGACCAAGACACTCGTGGAAATCTTGATGAATTTTTTGGTGGATCAGTACCTGAAAATCAGCCTGATAACCAAAATCAGCAAGTAGGAAACGACTCTTATGGTAGCGAAGATTTATTCTCTGTTCCAGAACAAGAGTACGAACATGAAGAGATACCGACACAGGATGCACAGAAAAACAAAAATAATGACGAAGTTCGTTATGAATACTTTCAATCTCAATATGACAAGGAAAGAGCAAGAAATGATGAATTAACTCGTAAAATGGCTGAAATGGAAGCTATGATAAGAACACAGCAACAGCCACCACAACAAGCTCCAGCTCCTGAGCCTGAGGAAGAATCCTTTCCTGAATTTAATATTCCTGAGCCAAAACAACCTTATGGGTTTAATCTTCAAGAAGCTTATACTGACCCATCAAGTGAATCTGCTAAATTTCTTCAAGCTAAAGAAGAATACAGAGATAAACTTATTCAGTATAATATGTATCGTACTCAATATGTAGAAGCTAACGCACAGCAAAAGCTTGCTAACC